CGTTCGTGGACACCGTGATCGGATGGGACAAAAAGAACCCACGCCCGCTAGCCGTAGTTCTCGTCAGCCAAATCACCGACGCAATGCTCGTAGTACCCGTGAGTACCCAGCCGAACTGGACGCAACACGCCGCGTTCGACCGCGTGCGTCAGATCAACGAAAACTGGTATCAGGTGAAACGTTCAGATTTGAAAACGTTCAACGAACTTGTTTTCTGGCTGAAGGATCGTCATGATCCATACTTGAGGAATGGTTCAGCCGCTTCCATCAATCTTTGAAGAAGATTGCGAAACGTGGGAGGCGTACTCCCAGCAATCATGCAAACGGTGGGTGTTCAACAAACTTGAGGTTGCCCTCCGGCAAGGATTGGCAGCAGGACCGGCAGGAACAGCACCAGCACGAAGCGGCACTTACGTCATCCGGCCCATCTACAACATTTTCGGGATGGGGATATCTGCCCGGAAATTTGAATACGACATCTCAATGCGGGATGCGTTCCTCAACTACGCAGAAGTTGAACCCGGACATTTCTGGTGCGAATGGCTAGATGGCCCACACCGATCGATCGACTACCGGAAGTTTGACGACGGCAAATGGCGTTGCACCTCAATGACAGAGGGAAGACACAGATCCGACGACAACCTCACCCAGTTTGATCACTGGGTGAAACTAGATCCGAACAACGCGCCAAGATTCTGGCAACTACCAATCTTCCCGTCGCTGAGCGACCTTGTTGCCTTCAACGTGGAAACACGCTCAAGCAAAGTTATTGAGATACACCTGCGATTAGGCAACGATCCGTTTGATCATCTGCCCGTCGGAACACGGATCACACCGGTCTGGGACGATGAGACCGTGCCCGACGGAGCAGAATTCTTAGGCAACCTGTATCCAGATCTTGAACAGTACGGAGCCTCAGGAAGACTCGCGAACATCAGATCCGGTTACATCATTGAACGCCCGGTCACCTGATCGGACAAGCACCCGTCGCACACTCGGAAGGATCCAACTCGGTGCCCGACGCATCAAGTACCAACGGAACCGAGAAATCAACCTTCGCAAGCATCTTCTCGTACTCTTCCTGAGAGATTTCCTCGTACGGAGGCAACGGGAAGTTGTGATCCGAATGCAGAAGGAACGACACCGACTTCACACCAGTCGTATAGTTCTCGGCCAGCCACTCCTTGATCGAAGGAAGTTCTTCCTTCCGGTAGTAGACGGTGACCGACACGGCGTTGTCCGCCCAGTCAGTCTGCATCTTCTTCACCCACTCCAACTGCTCCACGGCAGTCATGTCCTTGGCCAGCACCGCACCCTCAGGTGACTCGGCAGGGAACTCAACGACATAACGGGTGTGATCTTCCTGCCCGTCCAAACCGACATCCCACTTCACCGCATAACCACGGCGACGGCAAGCGTCAACCAACGGATCGGCAGCACCGAACCGGACGCGACGAATGTAGTAGCGGGCGTACGCCGGATGGATACCCGGAGTGTTTCCGGGAAGAAGCGCCAACGTGCCCGACGGCTGAACGGTGGTGAGACGAACCGACTTCGGGAAGCCCTGCTTCTCTGAATACTCGGCGTCAACCTCACGCAGATACTCGTACACGGGTGAAAGCCACGACGTTTGCTCCTCGGTGGCCTGAAGAATCCCAGTCACCGACTGACCCAAACGAGCGTTCTTCGACACGATCTTCGTGGTCTTCTCGTACGGATAATCCAAACGGGTGATCTGCTTCTGCGTCATGTACAGCAGACGGGAAATTTCCTTGAACTGCTTCAACGATTCCACGTTCGGCAAGAAGATGGTGGCAAGGTTGCAGGACTCGCCGTCACCCAACGCGATCTCGGCGCACGGGTTATAACCCTCAATCGACGGGTCCGGCATCTTGTCGCCAAGACGCCCGTACTGGCGGGCCAACTTGCGGTTCACCAAACCGTACGGCTCACCTGAGCCGTCATACCCCTTCCACACCTCAGGCATGATTTCGTCCCACGAATCGGCGTAGATGGAGTTGTTGGAGTTCGCACGCCAAGCAGGAACGTTGCCGGATGACCAGTTCTTGGCGCGAAGGAACAGCACGTCGTCCGGATCGCCAATCGCGATCTGTGCGGAGCGGCGGCTGGAGCCGGACACCACGATTCGTCCGATGATGTTGCAAATGTCCAGCACGTCGATAGAGCGCAACTTCTTACCGGCGCGGGCTTCCATCACCTTGCAGATGTCTTCTACACCGTCGATGAGAGCGCCCGGACCGGAAGCCGTCCCACCGAACGTCTTCAATGGTGCGCCGAACTCTCGGATCAAAATGGTGGAGTACGAGAACGACTTGCCGGTGTAGAAGTAAGACTTGAGCACCGAGTGAAGCAGTCGGCTCCATCCGTGACGCGAATCGGGGACAATGATGTCGGCATCATTGGTGCGCTCATGACTGATGTTGACCCCCGAGCGAACCTTCGGCAGTTCGTGGATCTTGGATCGCTCCACGGAAAAACCGACGCCGCCACCGAGCATCAGGTGGTCAAACAGGAACTCAAAGTCTTCAACCTTTTCGATGTTGACGAAGTAGCAGTTGTTGAGAGATGCGGCGTTGAACTTCTTGACGAGCGGGGTGCCCAACTGCCAGAGCGCCCGACCGGAGTACGAGCAGCGAAGGTTGAACATGTGATCGAAAAGTGTTTCGGCTTCCTTCTGGGTGTAAGGGACACCGATTTCGATGGCTCCGTTGATGACCCGTTGAATGGTTTCGGGCCACATCTCGTTTCGTCCGAGATAGTCGATCGGGCGGCTGTAGGTACGAAGATAGACAATTTCGCCGAGACCTCCGAATCCCCATGGGGCCTGCTTTGAGGCGTACTGTGCTACGAAGTCGTCGCTAATGAAAGCCATTTTTCTATCCTTTGTCCCTGAACCTAGGTGTAATTATTTGCAAACAATATTCGCAGTCAGATAATTCCGAGTTCTCTTGCTTTTGTCAACGGAATTTTCTGGCCTGCGCGGGCAATAAGCACTTGTCTTTTCGTGAACGGCGTGATCTGCCGTTCCTCAAAAATGTCTTCTCCAACAAGAACCGTTTGGGATTCCTCCATCGACGGAACATCGCCGAGACCCCAAATACGCTTTGGGGGTGAGGAATCTCCAGCACAGTCACCCGTCGGATGTCCACAAACTGGACACTGCTCGCGGGTAGCGCGAAGAACAGGAACGCCAGCAACCGTGTCATGCTGGTGATCATGAAATCCGAACGCCATCGGACGATGGTACATCATGCGGACACGGCGGGCGTGCGAAAAAATGGAAAAGGCGCCCCGAAGGGCGCCCTTTGCCATTGACTTTTTGTGAGGTCAGGAAGTAGCGGAGTACTTCTCGCTGCCGGACAGGTTGTCCAACTCCTCGTTCATCAGGCTGCGGAACTCATCCGCGTAGCGGTGCTGAAGCACCATGTGGGCGCGGCGACGCGCCTCGTTGCGGATCCGGTTCTTTCGCTGCTGCTCAGCCCGACGAGCAGCCCTCTGCTCCGGGGTGAGGGTGACGGGTCGGCCACGACGGATCGCGCCCTTGGTAGTGCTGAGTCGTTCAAACTCGGTAGTCATGATTTCTCCTCTATGTGTAGTTACTCGCCCTGTTGGGCTGACTACGAATATAGGGTCATGTCAACCGCATTCCAACATCTCGGCGAAAAAATTCTCACCCGGCTCATGGTTGACGAAACGTACGCGCCCTGCTTACAATGCGTCCACCAACTACAAGAAGGGTTCAACCTTGGAAATCATCGACGTAGAAGACGAATTCAAACCACTAGACGAAGGACGGATCGAATTCCTCATCGGTCTCGCCTGCGACATCAAAGACATCGCCGAACGATCATCCCTAACCGACATCGACAAACAAATCATCGAACTCGCCTCACATCAGATGATGGTGATGACCTCCATGACGCTCGCCGGTTTCGACCTATACGACCAACACATGCACCACGCCGTCAACTTGTATGACGAAGCGCGGCACCTCCTCAACTGCATCAAGGCCATGGCCCCAGAATCCGCAGACCTCATCCAAACCCCAGCCATGAACGAATGGGAAGTCTTCATGACGAAAGTCGACACCATTTACAAGGCGGAACACGGTGGGTGACATTGTTGAGGAACTACACAACGAAGCGGACGGCGCATTCGGAGAAGCACGACGACCGTCAGACGGCATCTGCTTCATCATGAGAACAGCCGCTGCTGAAATCGAACGACTCCGGGAACTCATCGCCACCTACGTAAACGCACGCACCGACGAAGATCACGAGATCGCATGGTATGAACTCGTCAAAGAAGCAAACACACCGAGAGGTAATCATGGATGACCGTGGACCGCTCGTCAGACGGCTTGTCGGCGAGTATCACATGATCGACATTCCTGTCGGCTGGCGGAAACTCGTAGAGAACGTAAACTTTCAGTTGGCACACATCAGTCCGGGCTACGAGATCTACCAGATCAAGCAAAAGTTTGGTGCCCTTCGGATCTACGCCAAGTGTGTTGCGCCGAGCAACGAAGCGAACCAAGAAGTTGGAGAAAAAATATTTGACTCCATCATTCACAGCGCCGAGATACGTTCAACACACATCTGCGACCGATGCGGCCAGCCCGGGATACGGGAAGAAAACGATCGGGGATGGATCTTCACGAGATGCCCGAAACACAAGGACGCTACCAATGACTGATCAAGAACTAGAAGAACGTCTCGCCGCCCAACTGTTCACTGGCACCCTCACCGGATCAATCGACCGTGTGATCGGAGAAGTTCGAAAGATCTTCGAAAACGAGGATCGCGACATCTCGTATGAAGACATCAGCCGGTCAATCAAAATTCTGGACAACATCGGATTCTTCGAACTTCGATACGCCGTCGTGAAAACATCTGAACTGCTAAACGTGTCACGAGTTACCATTTACAAACACCTGAGGGTATGAGAGGTATGGAAGATGAACAGGAAATGTCGACGGCGGACACGTTGCGCCTCTTTGCCGACCTCATGGAAGAGGGGCACGTGCTGGTACAACTCACATCACAGTTCCTTCGCAAGGTGGCGGACGAACTTGATGCCCTACACCCTTGAAACAAGTTGACAAACACTTTTTGTCGCGCTACAATCAAAACCACCTACTACAGAAAGGAACAGTTATGGACAGCATCACACCCATGACACCAACCGAAATCAACGACACCTACAAAACCAAGTTCCACTCCAAACCGGACGAACGAGCGTTCTGGGCCGAATGGATGCGGGCACAGTTCTGCCTCATCGTCACCAGCGGACAAGACCCGATGGGCACGCTCAAGTCGTACAACGTCACGCCCGACGTAATCCAGCACATCCTCGGAGAAGCACCACCCGCCCCCGAACCGAAGCAGAAGCGTTCCGACAAGTACCAGAACATCATCGACTGGTGCATGGACAACCACCTGTACCAGACCGACGCCAACGAGGTGGCCGACATCGGAGGCGTCTCCTACGCCACCGCCATCAAGTTCATCAAGGATCGGCCCGACCTGTTCTTCCGCATCAAGAAGGGCGTCTACGAGGTTCGCAACCCGAAGATCGTCCGCGAAGAAGAAGGGTCTTGACAGACTCCGAACTAGTGCGATAACTTCCCCCCGCCAACAACTACGAGACCCCGGGGGGGATGATGGACAACGCTCCGAACACCGAATGGATGGATCGGGCCAACTGCCGCAACCAAGGACCAGAGGCGTTCTTCCCAGAACGATTCGCTGTCAACATGCGGAACAAAATCAACGCCGCGAAAGCCCTGTGCGAAGCCTGCGAAGTAAAACCCGAATGCCTGTCGTACGCCCTTGAGTTCGAACCCCTCGGAGTATGGGGCGGCATGACTGAGCGTGAACGACGCGACTTCCGTGCTAAAAACAGGATCACCATGTCCAACCACTTCACGGCAGGTATCCGGTGACAGGCATCGACATCCTCAACGGCGGCTTCGTCCGTCTAGACGACCACATGGCGGACGACCTGTCCGTCGTCAACTCGGCCCGCGTCTCATTCGGAAAGAAAACCGACCACCTCACCGACGCTGACCGTGGACTCATCAACTTTCTGATGAGGGAACACCACGGCACACCATTCGAACACAACTCTTTCCGATTCCACGTCAAGGTGCCAATCTTCGTGGCTCGCGAATGGTTCCGGCATCGCGCCGGATGGTCCTACAACGAGTACTCGGGCAGATACAGCGAAATGCCTGAGCACTACTACATCCCCGATTTCGGAAACGTGCGGACACAGGTAGGTAAACCCGGCTCGTACACATTCGAACCGATCCCGATCGCGGAAGCGATGGATGTGAGCGAAACGATCGACATGATCAACGGACACGCCTTCCGCACTTACAACTATCTGCTGGCCAAAGGTGTCGCCAAAGAACTCGCACGCACCATTCTTCCCGTCGGCACCTACACCGAGTTTTACGCGACCTGCAACGCACGATCACTCATGCACTTTGTTGCGCTTCGAAACGACACCAACGCCCAGTACGAAATCCGTGTAGCAGCAGAAGCAGTCGAAAACATTTTCGGAACCATCATGCCTGTCACCCATGCCGCGTTCATTGAGAACGGCAGGGTGGCGCCATGATCAAAAAAGAACACGACGACACGACAGCCCTCACCCGTGTCGAATGGATGCGGGCACGCGGATACAGCGAACAGCAAATCGCCGAATACCGCAAACGGCAAACGGCAAAAGTGATCGCCAACAAATGAGCGGCATCATCTCCCCCGAAGTCGACGGCTTCCTTTCACGCCTCAACGGTGTAAAGAAGAACGGGCAGAACTGGTCTGCACGATGCCCATGCCGATACGACGACGACAACCCGTCACTGTCCATCGGACAAGGCAACGACGGACGGGTTCTTGTCACCTGCCATCGTGGATCCGGGTGCTCACTGGACGAGATCTGCACGGCTGTCGGGTTGAACGTGTCCGACCTGATGCCACCGAAAGACGAGAGAGAGATCCAGCGACGCAAAGAAGAATGGAAGGCGTCGCAAGCATCGAAGCCGAAAAAGGAACCACAAGTGTCTACCCCAAAAAAGAAATCGAAACTGGATCTTGTCGCCACCTACGACTACACCGATCTTGACGGCAACCTGCTGTTCCAGAAACTGCGGTTTGTAGACGAGAACGGCAAAAAGACGTTCCGTCAGCGTCGACCGGTCGGCGACGGCTGGGAATACAACCTTGACGGCGTAGACCAAGTTCTGTACAACCTGATCGAAGTCGCCGAAGCCGTTGAACGTGGCGAAACCGTTGTCGTTGTAGAAGGCGAAAAAGACGTAGAAACCCTCAGGGCGCTCGGCAAGACTGCCACCACAATGCCCGGAGGGGCCGGTAAATGGCGTCCTGAGCACACAGAAACCCTCGCCGGTGCCACAGTCGTAGTCATTTCCGATAACGACGAAGTGGGCAAACAGCACGCCATCCAAGTGCGTGACGAACTCACAGAAACCGGCGCGAACGTCAAACTGCTCATCCCCGACGGCGTAAAAGACGTAACAGATCTCATCGAAGCGGGCGGAACCATCAAAGAACTCCGCCCCTACGACCCTGACCTAGACGTACCGGAACCCGACGACCCGTTCCAACCGGCCCTCACCAAAATCGAAAAGATTTTCGAACGAGACGACATTTCCATCTCATCGAAAATCACGCGGGCCAACATGATCCTCAGCGAACTCGGCCCAGAAACACAAGCGAAACCGACAGGGCGACTCGTCAAATGGTCAGAATTCGTAGAAGAAGACGTAGACGACTCCTACGACTGGGTTATTCCTGACCTGCTTGAACGCGGCGAACGAGTAATGGTTGTCGCAGCAGAGGGAGTCGGCAAGACCATGCTTGGCCGACAGGTCGCACTTCTCACCGCATCCGGCATCCACCCGTTCACCTTCGAACAGATGAAGCCGATCACAACGTTGATGGTCGATCTAGAAAACCCTCAACGAATCATCCGACGCACCTCATCAGACATCCAGCGGAAAGCCGTTCACTACGGGTTCACGCAAGATCCGCAAGCACACCTGCTGATCAAACCGGACGGTTTGGACCTTCTCAAATCACAGGACCGCACCTACCTAGAAGAAGCAATCGAAGAAATACGTCCTGACCTGCTACTTCTTGGCCCCGTCTACAAGTCGTTCATTGATCCGGGCGGTCGCACCAGCGAAGCCATCGCGATCGAAGTCGCAAAATATTTCGACTCGCTACGCGAATGGTTCCAGTGCGCCATGTGGTTTGAACACCACGCCCCACTAGGAAGTGCAATGTCTACAAGGGATTTGCGTCCATTCGGTTCCGCCGTCTGGTCACGCTGGCCAGAATTCGGCCTTTCCCTCACCCCAGACCCGACAGCCCACGAAGGATACGTTTACGACGTAAACCACTTCCGAGGAGCCCGAGATCAACGCAAATTCCCGTTGAAAATGACACGAGGACGCACCTTCCCATTCGAAGTACTTGAATTCGCGAAAGTGGACTGATGGAAGTCTCGTTGGAACCTTGGGAATATGACTGGGCGATGAACGTCGCAGCACGACGCATCAGCGCCAACTGGGGGAAACGCGACGCCAAGCATTACGACCGATCCAGAATGGAAGATGATCGCACCGCGTCGGCAGCAGCCTGCGTTTGTGAACTAGCAGTCGCCAAAGCAACCAACCGATACTGGTCAGGGCACGTCTGGCACAAAACAGAACACAATAAATATCGTGAATTTCCTGATGTTGGCACCAACATTGAAGTGCGCCGGGTCAGAACACGAGACACTGCCGCCGTGCGACGCCACCAACTCGGAAAAGGACTCGTCCTATTTGTAGCGCGGCCCGAAATGCCAGAGATGTCATCAGTTACAATATTAGGATGGCTTGAATACGATCAAGCATGGGAACTTGGCAGTCCATCTGAATACGATCCGGAAAACACTAGAGTGATTGATGCCAAGTTACTCAAGGAGTTACAATGAGCGGTCAGAAAAATTTAACCAAAGAGTTTCTGGCTGAAAGAGATGTACGCATCTTCAAAATGCGGCAAGCCGGAGTAGCACCCGCCGAAATCGGACGCCGCTTCAGCATCTCCACCGCAGCCGTCAACTCCGCAATCCGACGGCAACTAGAAAAACTCAACCGAGAAGCACTCATGGCCTACCCAGAAGTGCTCCGCATGGAACTAGAACGCCTAGACGCACTCCAACAATCCATCTGGCCCCTCACCCAACACCGGCGCGTCACCCTAGACGACGGCACCGAAGTCACCGTCGAACCAGACCTCAAAGCCATCCAACAAGTCCTCGGCATCATGGACCGCCGCTCACGACTCCTCGGCATGGAACAAACCAACGTCAACCTCCAAGTCGAACAAGTCCAACCACAACGAGCAGTACTCGCCGACGCCATCAGCAACCAAGCCGCAGCACACGACGCCTTCGACCCAGAAAAAGAAGCACGCCAACTTCTAGAACTCATG